ACATAAGCATTTATTTGATAGTCTCTTGGTACTTTTGTAAGACTCATATTTTCAATAGATTTTTTAGCTTCTAACAATGAAAACTCTTCATCATAGTCTATGCCATCTAACTCAAACTCATACTTTCTAGTTTTACAAAAAGATTCTACGTATTCATTGAGCCCAGCATATAATGTACAAGTAAGTGGATTTAATAAACGTATTTTACCATCCCAGACTTTATTTCTTACCGAAGGCATAAACTTAGCACCAGGTACTTCAAATGTAAAATGGTCTGCAAGTTCCATTGCTATACCAGGATCACACTCTATCTTATTATACACCTCATTAAATTTTTTAACTATAATCTTATCCATTTTTACCTAATGTATCTCATATGAATCATTAACCACCCATTGTGAATCGTATAAAATCCACTGCCGTTTTAATGTTATAACCACGATTGTTTAGTGTCTTAATAATTGATTCTAAAAATTCGACTTTTTCTTGCTGAACACCGATCTGCAGAGACATATCTATAATGTCTTGATCAGCTTCTAGATACATAGGTATGTCAGCCTTGAGTACTATACCACGCGGCGGGAGCTTCCAACCTTTTGCTTTAGTCTCTTCATCGTGACCCTGCGCAAGAAACTCTGTCTTTTCTAAACGAAGCTTCTTATACTCAGTTTCAAGTTTCTTTAACCTAGATTTTTCCGCTACCAAGTACCTATAATACTTGTGATGAAGATTTGGGATCTTGAGAGACTCATCGTCTAGTCTCGTCTTATCTATCTCGGCATCTTTCTCCCACTCGGAGAACAAAGACTCAAAATTCATAATATAACCCTGTATCGATAATAGTATATAATAACACAAGTATTATTAAATGTCAACCGCCAATAAACACAGTAGGTGAACCAGAAATAATGATATTATCTGATCCATAATTATCACCAATTCGCCCCATTCCTTGCCCACCGATAAAGACTGTAGATGATCCTTCGGTCAGAGTAGAAGTATCCGGATCGCACCCATAAAACGCGTGAGCACCGACTTGATCGCCGACTCTGACTGCTTTATGACCATTCACGTATACTTCACAAGTTGGAGTCCCAGTAACAGTAGTTACTGGAAATGCACAATCTTTTCCAATTCCTGTTTTTGAAAATACATTATCTATACCACCAGATCTAGCTGCAGCAGGCATTATATTTTTCCTTGTGTTACTACTTGTTCAAATACATTTAATGCAGGTTCCCAGTCCCAATGTACATATTGAGACATACTATAACTTGCAGTATCATTTGGATCAACACCAATTGCTGTAAAATTATAACCGGTTAATAGAGCATAAGTGACAGATGGTGTTATCCATTTAATTAATGCTAAAAAATCATTAGGTATTTGTTGCGGTGTAGTAGTTACTATTGGAAACCCTTCTTCATCTAAAATAAATTCGTAAGTATCACTTCCTATCAAACCACCACTAACAGTTCCACCTACACTAATGACATATTCAGCTGGATTTGGATCTATGACATTAGAGTATAGACCAGAGACACTAGTGGGCAACTCAACATCTATGCTATCGATAGCGACTGTTTCTGTGACTTCACCATCTATTTTTTTCAATGTAAATTTTAAATAAATCAGAAACGCGGTGCCTGAATAAACTGAATATAAGTACGAAGGATCGTCAATTGGACGAAAATCCCCAAGGATCGATGGTACCGTAATAGGTGTTTGTACTATCTCTAATACATAAGAACTCATGTTACTTTCACGATATCAAAAATAGTATATACAAATCTAGCCGTAGCTTCTATATAGTTAACAGATTCATCCGTTGACTCAAAACTTATGCTAGATACTGATATGGGAAACGCGTCTTTGAACACGAACTCGTAATTAGGGTTCTTTTGACTAGTCAATACTGTAACGACTATGTCAGACTTCAAACCCTCGCCGGTGTATATTGCTTTCTTAGAAAGATTAGCATATTCTTCAAAAAATGGTTTACCAAGAGACCTTACCCAGTTATGTATCTCTAAGTAATTCTGTAAGTTTTCATCTACTTTAAATGTGACATCAAGTTCATCATACTCAAGGTGGTCACCAGACAAAGGTATCTTTATCAGGGGATTAGGTGTATCTACTTTAGGTAAAGAGATGCCAGGAATATTGATCTTTTGTACGAAAAAATTTAAGTTTGGTGCTCTCTTTAGCGTGAACTTAAAGTTCAGTGGCGAGAGCATATTAAGCATGGTCTGTGTACTCATAGCTTACTCACTAGAATGTAATGACTATTCTATTTATCTCATAAAAAAATCCGGGAAGTTTCCCTCCCGGATTTCTTTTTTAGTAAAGTGATACCTTAGAGAAGGTTTGTTACAACCACTCTACGGTAGTAGACGTTAGTGTTGAAAGTTAGTGCACCAGCACCAGCTGTAGCACCTTCGGCGAATGGATTTGCTACCATGCCGTATCGAGTCTTGAAGCCAATTTTTGGTTGGAAGCTGTCTTGATCGACTGCACGAACCATTTGTAGTGGAACATATGGGCAGTAGAATAGACCAGCATCAAACGCAGAAGAACCCTTATAACCAACGGTGAGATAGTTACCACCGATAGCATATGGATCAATATAAACCTTTAGGCGACCATTAAGCACACCAGCAAAAGTGTTGCCTGTGTCATCTACTTGTAGGTTATTTGAGTTAAGGGCAGGAGCATAGTCAAGTACACCAGCCATTTGAAGAGCAGAAGCTACGTCAGAGGAGCAGATAACAATGTTACCCTTACCACGACGAGTTTGCTTGGCGATTTGGTTTGCTTCACGTTCTAGTTGGAACATGAGACCCTTGAACTTCTCGACGGACCAACGACCAGAAGAGTCGGTGTCAAGGTCGAATACGCCAGCAGTTGTTGTGTTCTCTTGAGCACCAGCAACGGCGGTTACGTTAATTGTGCGAACAACTTCACGGTTGATTTCAGCAAGGATTTCAGCAGAGAGGATGTTAGCAAGTTCAGTCTCGGCGTCTAGACCATGGATAGCCTTTAGGTCCTGTGCTAGTTCCATGGTGTATTCAGCCTTGAGGGCGCGGGACTTAGCAGTCACTGTGACTTTCTCGATTGAGAACGCCATCTGAGCGAAAGCTGAATTACCGTCTGTACCGAGGGCTTCAGCCTGGGCTGTTGACATGCCTGAACCGGTATTGTATGTGTTCACGGCAGTCATTGGTGTTGTATTTGTAGCACCTGGAATTGTACCAACATGCTTCTGACCGAAGGTGTTAGCACCAGATGTGACAGAAGAGAACTGTGTATTCACTTCGTTGTAGAAAGTCTCTGTGCCAGCTTGGTTGCTATAGCGTGAACGCATGGCAAAGATTAGTCCTGTTGGACCAGTCATTGGCTGTGTTCCGCAAATGTCATAAGCAATTAGGTTTGGCATTGCACGACGAACTAGGCTGATGAGCACTGGGTCAAATGTGTCAATAGCACCGGTTGAAGCATCAGAGCTTGAACCAGCCATTGCGTTGACTGGCAGTACTGAAGTCATTGCTTCGCTAAGCATGGTCTGGTATTGACCATGAGCAGCTGCTTCGCGCATTGCACGAGCTGTGTTTTCTAGAACAACAGCTGTCACTGAACGGCGGTGAGAGTCCTTGATTGAGGGTAGATCAGGATGCTCCAGGATAGGAGCCCATCTCTTTTGAATTTCTTCTTGTAGGTACATAAATGTTCCCTTTCTATAGTTGGGTTGTAGTATTTATAAAACTTAACGCTTTAAAGTTCTTGAAATAGCTTGAGCGTATCTACTGATTTCTGGGTCCGCAGAGACGACTCTATCGCTCTCGGGTGCTTCGAATGTTTCTTCTTCAATGTTTGAAACACGTTGTACGGTTTTCTTATTGAAGTAAGATTCTTTGACGTATGCTAGTTTCTTTCTGTAAGTGTCTAGGTCACCGTCAAACTCGATGCCCTCAGCGAGAGCAGCGAACTTTTCAGACTCATTGAGAGTCAAATCTTCTGCCATTTCTCTAAGGATGTCTGTCATCTCAGACACTGTTAGAGCTTCTCTTAATTGAACATTTTCAGTGATTGATTCATCAAGCTTTTCTTCAAGTGCAGCTACTTTTGCAGCCAGTTCTTCGACCACATCAATCTTTT